CACATATACCCCCCCAAATTATTGTGGATCAAAACAAAAAGAGGTCTTAACATACGCCTATGCCAAAGCCTCCCAAACGCACGCAAGAAGAGATACTTGAAAACCTCTCTAAACCATCTGCTTTCGCCTCTAACGTCCTTGGTATCAATCTTTATGATTGGCAAAGAAAGGTATTACGCGATTTAGAGCCTAGAGACTGTCGCGTAGCCCTGCGTGCAGCCAACGGCTCTGGCAAGACCAGCACCGTAATTTCGGCTATTTTGATATGGCACGCGCTCGTTTACCCGCGCTCAATCGCTGTAACTACGGCAGGCGTTTTCCGCCAGGTCGAAAGCCAACTCTGGCCTAGCCTGCGCAATCACATTGCCAAGCTTGGCGGTGCTTGGGAGGTCACATCTGGCGAGATCCGCTACCTCCACCCCAACGGCAACACATCACGCATTATAGGCTACTCAGCGACTGATCCTGGGCGTGCTGAAGGTTGGCACGCAGAGGACCACGAATACCATCCGTTGCTGATGGTGGTGGACGAAGCCAAGACCGTAGCCGACCCGCTGTTCGAGGCTATCAGTCGATGTCAACCAACCCGCTTGCTAATCGCATCCAGCCCAGGCGGGACTAGCGGTGCGTTCTATCGAGCGTTTACCAAGGAAGCCAATATGTGGCAGAAGCACGCAGTCACAGCGTTTGACTGCCCCCACATAACGCAGACTCAGATTGATGAGGTAGTCCAGCGATACGGCGAGAAGCACCCGCTGACCCGATCTATGATCTACGGCGAGTTTGTTGACATAGGGCTGGAAAGCCTAGTTATTAACCTAACCCAGCTACAGAACTGCCACAACACACCACCCCGATTCAGACCAGGTGTACGCATAGCAGGCGTGGACTTTGCAGCGGGAGGCGATCAGAACGTGATCTGCATAAGCGATGGCAACAAGATCCTACCTATGATCGCTTGGCGTGAGAAAGACACGATGGCAGCCGTAGGCAGGTTTATAGTCGAGTTTAAGAAGGCTGGGTTGGAAGCCAACAACATCTACGCTGACGCAAGCGGGATGGGGATGGTTATGTGCGATGCCTTGGCTGAGTCTGGATGGATAGTCAATAGGGTGAACTTTGGGGCTACGGCATATGACAACAATGCCTATACCAATCGGTCTTCTGAGATGTGGTATGGGATGGCAAAGAAGATTGAAGATGCTGAGATCATACTTCCAGAGGATGAGGACTTGACAGCGCAGTTGACTTGCAGGCGTGCAATCACCAACAGCAAGGGCAAGCTTGGCGTGGAGTCAAAGGACTCAATGCGTGCCAGAGGCATAGCCTCACCCGATAGGGCTGACGCGCTGGCCTTGTGTCTCAGTAGCTCAAATGTCGGTCTTGACTTGACATTTCAGATAGAGCGTCCAACTTGGAAGTCACTTCAAGAAATGATGGTATCCCACGATCCCGTCATGGCTGGATTTGACCCAGGAGGATAAACACTATGAATATCTGGAATTGGATTACTGCAAATTGGCAAGAGATCGTAGCTGCTATCGGTGGCATCGTTCTTGCTGCTCGCATCATTGTTAAACTTACTCCAACACCCGCTGACGATTCGTTCTTGGAAAAGATCGTTAATTTTCTAAAGACGATTGGTCTAAACATTAAATAAGTAGCAAGTGATCGGTGCGATATTTAATCTCATCGCATCAATCCTTCGCCTCATCCCAGCATGGCGTGAGAAGCGAGTCAGCAACATTGAAGGCGAGTGGAAGCATAATCGCGAAGCTATTGAGCGTGATCTGCGTGGTGAGTCTTGGTGGTTGCGCAACAACGACACCAGTAACCCACACAACGGGAATAGTTGAAGAGTTGATGAAAGATCAAAACTACAATGAGATTCGCAGAGGCACACCTGGCACACGCGAATGGGCTAGGAAAGCCTTGAATGCAGTCAACGATCTTTCATACGAACTTAAAGTGGAGCGCAATAAATGAACGCTAAAGATACTCGCCGTACAGATTATTACACAAGAATTATTGATGCACTTAACCAGCGAGAGACTTGGGAAAATCGCCAACGGTTGTTCTATCAAGCTCGCTACTTTGGCGTGCGCCGTAAGGTCAAGCCTTGGCCTACAGCCGCAGATTTGCACGTTCAGCTAATCGACACAGCGATTGAGAAGCTAAAGCCTTCTTTCGTCAACAGCGCGATTGGCAACGACATTCTTTCAAGTTTCGTACCGATGCGCCAGCAGTTGACTCCGCTTACCGTATCAGCCGAGCGTTGGTTTGATTACAATATGCGTGAGCGTACTAACTTCCAGAAAGAGATTGTTTCCGTAATTGACAATTTGCTCCTCTACGGACGTGGAGTGTCAAAGGTAATCTGGAATGAGGACAAGAAGCGCATTGAGTTTGAGGCTATTGATCCTTTCCATATCATCGTTCCTTCCTATACCAAGGAGTTCAAAGATGCAGATTTCATCGTTCACATCATCTCAACGAGTGTCGATTCCTATAAGGCAAATCCCTTGTACAAGCAGGATGAGAACTTTATCAAAACAATTTCGGGTAAACCATCCAAATCGGTGGGCTTACGAAGTGAGATTCAAGACGAGATTTATAGACGCGAGGGAATTACTCAAGAAGCTGAGAATGATCGCATTATTCTTTGGGAGATGTACACACCTTCTGAAGACGGATGGAAGGTTGAGACGTACAGTCCGCTTGTCGTAACTGAAGATGTCCGCAAGCCTTTCACATTACCATATCGTCACGGCGAACCACCTTTCGTAGATTTCCCCTATGAGGTCACAGGGGGCGGTTGGTACAGTCCGAGAGGCGTAGCAGAGATCCTGCTCCCTAATGAGAATCTGCTAAATAAGCTCAAAAACTCCCTCTCCGATTACGTTGAACTGGCCAACCGACCCGTTTTTGAAGCACAGAATCCGATCTCGCTAAACACATCAAACTTGAAGATGCAGCCTGGGCAGATTCTGCCACAAGGTTTGAAACCTGTTCAGTTTAGCCAGCCTCCATTTGACTTCCAGAAACTGATGCTTGAAGAGCGACTGCTTTCCGAACAGCGAATGGGCAATCCAGACTTTGGTTCTGGATCGCAGTACCAGATGTCAGATCGCAAGACTGCTACCGAGATCCAAGCGTTGCAGTCGCAGGCAGCAGCATCTGGTGATTTACGCAATCGTATGTTCCGAATGGGTCTAGCTCATCTCTTCAAACAATGCTGGTCGCTTTACACGCAGTACAACAAGAAAGACTTGATGTACCGCTATGCGGAAGAAACTGGTTCAATGCCACCCGAAGGTATCCATGATGAGTATTCGATTGAGCCGAAGGGTGGACTTGACTTTATTAACCGTCAGTTTGCGTTGCAGAAATCTGTGGCGCGAATGCAGATGTTCCAAAATAATCCTTTCGTGAACCAAGGCGAACTGGTAAAGTCAGTGCTTGAACAAGATGATCCCTCGCTGGTCCGCAGACTCTTCCAAGATCCAAACGCAGCCTCTGGCGATCAAGCTGAAGATCAAGCGACTGAAATCGCGACTATGCTTGCAACTGGATTCCCAGTCGCCATCAAGCCTAGCGATGATCACAAAGCGCATATATCCGTTCTCTTCGCGTTTAACCAAGCGGCTCAACAGCGGCAACAAGCGGTCGATCAGAGCGCAATGCAAGTTCTGATGGCACACTTGCAACAGCACTTAGCAGCCTTGGAACAGGTTGATCCAAACACATCCCGCGCTATCCAGAAACAGCTTCGTGATGCAGGTAAGGCTCAGATGCAACAGCAGGGGCAACAATTGCCTCAAGAAGCAATGCAAGGCCAAGCACCCGCACCGATGGCGGGTTGAAAGTACCAGTAATGCGGGATGCCTTCCAATCGGAAGGTTTAAAACATCTTTGTCAGTGGGCTAACGAACAAGGCGCAACTGGTAAGGCAATTGAGATTGGTGCATATAGTGGCGAGGGAACAGTAGTCATAGCCAATCATTTTAAGGAAGTTTTAGCAATAGATCCGTGGCTTAATGGCTACGATATTAACGATAGGGCGAGTCAGCAATGCCCGATGAAGTTTGTATTTGAGGCGTTCCAAGAGCGTACAAAAGACTTAAAGAATGCAAGTTTTAGCCGTGGCAAAAGCCTAGATGCACTTGAATTTGTCGAAGATAAATCGTGCGATCTTGTTTATATTGACGGAGATCATAGGTACGAAGGCGTGCTTGCAGACCTAAAAGGATGGCGCAAAAAGCTTAAAGAAGGTGGGATTATGGCTGGTCACGATTGGAGTTGGAAGTCAGTAAAAATGGCCTTGCTTGAAGAGATAGGACAAAAGGACTATACTCTATTCCAAGGCGATTCATGGGCAATAAAACTATGAGAAAACTAAAAGCAGCATTGGCGTTCATTCGCAACCAAGAATGGGTAAACGAACCTAAGTGGGAGGATGAGGATGAGAAGGCGTGGACAGGATTCTTGTCAACCCCAACTGGACAGAAGCTTAGTCTTATTTTGCTTAACCTAACCCTGCGTCAAAACGCCTCTGCTGTAATGAAGAAACCAGAGGAACTTGCAGACGCTTGTGGACATGCTAAAGGATATAGGGCTTGCGTTGCGACCTTAGAATCGCTCGCATCCCAAAAACTTAACTCCGCCATTCCAGGCTATGGGGATGGATCGGATGAACCAGTAGCCGACTAACCTTTAGGTAGAATGACTCCCTACCGAAAAGTGTAAGAAAGGGTCAAATGGCAGATTCAAATAACCTTACTGAAGCGGATGTATTGGCGATGGCGCAAGCGGCTGACGAAGGACGGGATTTCACTCCTACTCCCAAGGAAGACGAAAAAGCCAAAGTAGAAACAGAAGCTACAGAAAAGGCCAGCGGAGATAACGAGCAGACACCCGCGCCTGCTGAAAAAGCCGAACAAACAAAACTAGAAACCTCGGATGAGGTTTCATCGACCAAGGAGAAATCCGAGGAAGATAAAAGTTCTTTAACAACGCAATCTTCAGAAGACAAGTCGGAGTCGGCTTCCGAAAAGAAGCCTACCCGTTACGAGAAGGCTAAGTCGCGACTTGAGAAGGAGTGGGAAGATGTCCGAGCAGAGAAAGCCAGAATCAAAGCAGAACGCGAGCAGATTGAGGCTGAAAGGGCAAGGAAGACTTCAGAAACTCCTCAAGGCGAGACAAAGTCGGGAAGTCGCAAGTTTAGCGCGGAAGATTACAGGGAAGCAGCAAAGAGCTACCGTGATGAAGGCCGTGACGATCTTGCAAAACTTGCCGAACAAAAAGCTGCTGACATTGAAGTTGAGGAAAGGAAAGAAGTCGAGCAGAAAACCCAAGCAGAACTAAAGTCTGCATGGGATAAAAATTTGCTTGATGAAGTAGAAGCAAATCCAGAACTCAAAGATTCAAACAGCACATTGTATAAAGCCGTATCGGAAATGTTGCAAAACCACGCTATCCTGCGTAATTACCCAGCGGGGATCAAGGATGCAGTTGGAATTGCCAAGGTGAAGCTCCAAGCGGAGTCCGCCTCCGATTTGAAGAAGAAGGTTGCAGAGTATGAGAAAGAACTTTCTCAACTCAGAAAAGCGACTACTCCAGCGTCTGGACAACCCAAAGGTCCTGCCAAGACTAAAGCTTTTCACGAACTAACGCTCGATGAGCAAGAACGTGAATTGATGAAAATGGCAAGCGAAGTTGACAGAAACTGAGTAGTCATAACAAACAAGGATACTTAATTATATGGTAACTACTGGTTCAGTCAGTGCACAGTTCCAGACGTACTTCTCGAAGGCGTTATTGGAACGTGCAATCCCATTGCTCCAAATGGAGCAATTCGCAATGAAAGCCCCCTACCCTACCAAAACGGGTGGAAACAAAACAATCCGATTCTTCCGATTCGGCGATCCCAGCATCTCTGCGATCTCCTCCCTCTCGGAAGGAACTACTCCTACCTCTGGTGACGAACGTGATCTCACGTTGTCTTCAGTGGAAGCCACGTTGGTACAGTACGGAAGCAAGATCATCCTAACGGATGTTGTTCTCGCAACCGAATTGTTCTCGCACTTGGCACAGGCCACCAAACAACTCGGCGAAGATGCCGCCCTTCACGCTGACACACTCTGTCACCGCGCGTTGGTGCAGGACTCCTCGACCAGCACTGGTACTGGCGTAGCAACCAAATCGTATGCCCGTTATGCTCAGAACACGACTAACGGCACGACCTGGGCTACCTCGTCCGTTGCTAACAGCGCAATCACAGCCACCGACTTGCTCGATGGTGCGACTTCGTTGTTCATCAGCCGCGCTCCCAAGATCAAGGACGGCTACGCGCTTGTTGCGCATCCTGCCGTTATCCGTGACTTGCAGCAAGACGATGATTGGTTGAAGGTTTCGAGCTACTCGAATCCCGAAGCAATCTTCAAAGGTGAGATCGGTAAATTGTTTGGCGTATCGGTCATTTCTTCGACCAACGTACAGACCTTCAATACCTCCGCTTCTGGCATCGCAGAGAACAGCGTTGGAACAACTGGTGTTAACACTGGTTATGCCAACGTCCTCCTCGGTGGTGGCGCGTTTGGTGTTCCTAGCTTGTCCTCGTTGGCAGCCTCTGGCTCGCCCTTCGCTCCGAAGGTAACGATCCTTGATGCTCCCGACAAGAGTGACGTTTACAACCAGCGCGTTATTGCCTCGTTCAAGACGTTCTATGCGGCCAAGCAACTCGATACTCGGTTCTTCCGAGTCATCGTTGCGAAGTCAAACTATAGCTAATAATTAAATGGGAACTCTAGTAATCGCTATGAGTCCTCGGAAAGCTGGGGAGGGTAACACCTCCCCAGCTTCTTCCTCATCTGAAAAACCTATGAATAAAATGATGAAATCTGGAATGGTGATGCTTCCAATTTCCAAGTTCGAGATGAACGATGGAAGTGAGAATGTTTCACCAGAAGTAGGTGATTCTGTAGAACTCTCTGGAACAATTGACATGATCGAGAATGGCGTTGCCCACGTTAATGTGGAACACGCTATGACCGAGAGTGAATCCAAGGACAAGTCGGAAGACATGGCCGAAGGTGAAAACTCAATGTCCGAAGAGGAAAAGATGATGAAGATGGCCGAGGAGTCGGATAAGAATAACTATAGCTAATATGCCTATTTACCAGTACGAGGACTCCAGAAATGGGAAAGTTGTCGAACTGGAAAAGGCTGTGGCCGAAAGGGACTCTGTCCCTCGTTATCTTAAACGATTCACCGTCCCGCAAAGATTGAGCCTAGTGGGGGTTGGCGAACCCCTCGACAACCCGCTGGGAGTCAATCAAACAAACTTGTTGAAGGGGTACTATCGCCAGGAACAAAAGCTTGGCAGTAGATTCAAAAGTAAGTACACGCCAGATAGTATCAAACGTGCAGCTTTAAGGAGAAAATAATATGGCAAATGAATTTGTACGAAGCCAACGCAAGGCCAAGGGAAAAGCTATTCGCTTTGATACCCAGGGTCAGACCAACGTAATTGAGTTTACGGCAAGCTCCAGTGGTGGCACGGTTAATACTGTTGCAACATCCCCTGCGTCCTTGAACGTGACTCTTAACGGCACGTCTTACAGAATCGCACTACACAGCTAATTGTATGCGACTCTTATCTCGCCTTACGCTTGGTAATGGTGGGACAATTATTGCATCGTCAGCTTCCACTAATACTGGAAGCTACGATGCGGTAACTGCTCTTACATTATCCACAGCTACCCTTGTTATCAGTGGTGCTACAACCGCAGCTACATTCAACGCTGGTGTTACCGTTTACGGTGACATTGACCAGGTTGCTTTAACTGGCGGTGCGATGGCTATCTACGCTCGTAAAGATTAAGGAGTCCTAAAATGGGACGGCAGTGGAATACGATTATTGATGCCCTTAGTGGCGGAACGATGGCTATCAATGTTAACGTAGCTGACATTGAAGCTTTACTTGTAACCCTCCAAGCTGACGTTGCTGATGGTATTCGGTTGCCAAACGCGACTACTGGAGGAACTGGACCAAGAGACTTTACATCCACTAGCTATGGAACAATAGCAACATCGTCAACGGCTAGGCTCGGATGTACTATTTTTAACGAAGGTGCTGGACGATTGTATCTTACTCTTGGAACTCAAACCACATCCACAACTTCATACACAGCGAGTGTTGGAAGTGGCGAGTATTACGAAGTTCCAATGAACTATACTGGATTGATTGGTGGAATACTTGGATCGGCAGGAACAGCTAAAGTTACAGTATTAAGTTAGAGGTACGCTGTGCCTTTGTATTCAACAGCGTGTCCTCTTCCTATAAACAGGAAGATGTTTAGACACAGAGGATCTGTTTCTCCAATCCCTCAGTCTGGCCTATCCTTATGGCTCAAGGCTGATGCTGGCACTACAACGCAAGCAGAACAATTTATAAGCCAAATTGTAATTAGCGGTGCTGAGACAACAACATCTGACGGAACATACACAAGAGCATCTGGTGGCACTACAAGTTTTAGCGGGCCAAATGGAAATACAATAAATTTTGATTCAGCAGATAATGGTCTATTATTCTTTATTTATGACGCTGACTTTGGAGATACAACTTATAGCCTTATAATAAATTATACTTCAATAACTTCAATAGGTATTTCAAATGGGGCATCTCCAGCACCAACAGCAACAACTTCGCTAACTGCAACTGGAAACTTTATTGTAACAGCTTGGGCAGATCAAAGTGGAAATGGTAATAATGCAAGTGCAAACTCTGGCCAAGAGCCAACATTTGCATCTTCTTTCTCAAACTCAAAACCAGCTATTGAGTTTAATGGTCAAGGACAAGTAATGCAGATTGCGGACACAAATAGTTTAGATTTCTTAAATACATCTTGTTTTATTGTTTTAAAATATTTAGGAGACGGTCTTGGAAATGATGTTATTTATATAAAAAACGCGGATGACGGATTTCCAGAAGATCCAGCCGTATATGGAATGGTTGGAACACTTGGACTTTTCAACGGTAATCTTGATTGGCCAGTTAGTTCTGTAGTAGAGGCATGGCCAGATATTGATTCAAATATAAATATAACTGATGGAACTCCACGGTTATTATCTATGACTTATGATGGAACAGATATAATTACTTACGATGCTGGAGTGCAAACATCAAACAATGAGCTTGGTGGAAATATGCGAACAACAACAGGACTTTTGCAGATTGGTGGATATAATCAATCCTTTAGCGCGTCAGAGTATTTTAACGGACAAATAGCAGAAACAATAATGTACAATCGAGCCGTAAGTAGCACAGAACGCCAGCAAATTGAGGCGTATTTGAATACTAAATATGCTATTTATTAAACTATCCATAATTTGCATTGTCCTATCCTCTTGTTCACCAAGGTTGCAAGACAATAATACTCTGCCAGTATATTCAGATATGGGCGCGGCTGAAGACGCTGGTAATGTCAAATGAAACGTATCGCCATTTGGCTGACCAATTTGAGTTTGCGTTTCTTAATGACTCGCTCGGAATATGCGTGTTTCAAAGAGGCGTTAAAATTTGCTGTGGAAAACAACAACATGGTCAAGGAGACAAAATACATTGGAAAGGTAAAGCATCTCCTATCTGTCAACAGAAGCATCAAGCGGATAGTCGAGGAAGGTCGGGATCGAGACGAGGTTGTGGATGCCGTTGTCCATCTGGCTGTAGCGTTAAAGTATTTGGAGGGTAGGGGTCGTGAGTCTTGATGAAGTTGCTGATCTTAGGGACAAGGTTGCCAACGTATCAGAGCGACTTGCCAGGATGGAAGAACGCCAGATGACGCTGATCTCAATGATCGAAAGGTCACTTGCTTTCCACGGGGATGTTGCTAATAGATTAGGTGCGCTAGAACACTTGCGGACTAAGGTTCTGGCTGTAGCTGGGCTTATAGGGCTTGTTTGCTCAATGGCCTGGGATGTCCTAAAAAACCGCCTTTCTAACTAGGAGAATAAATGCCCACACTTGGAACACAGACCATTAGTAGTAGCTACGCACAGCTTCTCAAGACCTTCACCACTGGTGGGCTTAGTGGTGCTTTGCAGGTTGTTACCGATGGAGATGATACCTCTTCCGCACTATCCCTTTCCACAACTGGCGTAAGCAGCACTGGTTCGTTCTCGGTTACTGGAGACACTACCCTCACTGGTGCTGTTACCTTTGGGTCAAGCCTTACAGCGTCAACTGGTACGGCTACGATTGGAACGCTGTTCGCATCTGGCCCAGCGACCTTTGGAACTAGCTTTACCGCCTCTACTGGCACAGCAACTATTGGAACGCTTGCTGTTAGTGGAAAAACGACCACTGGAACACTTCGACTTGGTTCAACTGGTCCTAGCATAATCCAAGCCAGCTTTGGGTCTGGAGCAGTCACGGCAGCAACGCTTGGTACAATGACTGCTGCAAATTCAAATTCAACTGGAACATTTGCAATGTCTGGCCTTGTTGCTGGAGATATTGTAATTGGGCAAACAAATCTTACTACTTCTGGTGGCTATCCAACAGCATCATTCTCAGTAGTATCAAACGATGTTGCAAGATATAATTTATATAACTCAACCACAACTCTCTCAACAATAACCGCTGGAACAGTTTCTGCGCTTGCACTAAGGACAACAGCTTAATATGGCAAACATAATCAATCGTCAGCAGACATTCTTAACCAATGGTACGGTTACTGCGGCTGGCCTGCATAACTTAATTGACACCGCACTTGTAAATTCTGCAATAATTAAGAATCAGCAGGAGATTACAACAATTGGTACGGCTGATCTTCTGCTAATTGCTCCAGACAGCGTTGATGCTTCCCTAGCTCCACGGAAGGTAACAGTTCAAAATCTTCTCGATGATGGACTTACTGCTGGAACATTTACAAGCTTTAATCTTACTGGTGCGCTGACTTATGGAACTGCCACTGGAAACCGCACAGTTAGCACTAGCGCGACTATTACAACTGGAACAATCCCTAGCCTTACCGCTGGAACAACGACATCGACTGCGGCTACGATCACGAATGGAACAATTACAACAGCACTGATCCCAACGCTTACCGCTGGAACTACAACTGGTACAGCGGGTATATTCACGTCTGGAACAGTTGCCACGCTAAATAGCACAACTGGAACGATTGGGAATCTCTCCACAACTCTTGCTGGTGATTTCACTATTAGCCAAGGAACAGGGACGCTTGGAACTACTGGTGCTACCCTTGGAACTTATGGTGGAGCAACATCTGTTCCTGTTCTTGCAATCAACGCAAAAGGTCAAGTTACAAGCACTGGAACGGCTGCGATTACAAGCGGATTAACTGGCTTCCGCAACCGCATCATCAATGGTGATATGCGGATTGATCAGAGGAATGCTGGGGCGAGTCAGACATTTACAGCCGCTGCTGCCTTGGCTTACTCAATAGATCGTTTCTATGGTTATTGCACTGGTGCTAATGTAACTGGTCAGCGCGTAGCTGGAACTGCTCCAAACGAGTTTGTTTATAGGTTTACTGGCGCGGCATCTGTTACGGCGATTGGATTTGGAACTAGACTTGAGGCTACTAATACAACTGACTTAGCTGGCTCAACGGCCACACTATCTGTCCAGCTTGCCAATAGCTTGCTGACCACAGTTACCTGGACTGCGTTTTACGCAACAACTTCCGATGCGTTTGGCACACTAGCAAGCCCAACCCGCACACAGATTGCAACTGGAACATTTACAGTTACATCAACTCTTACATCTTACAGCGCGCAAATCTCAGTTCCATCAGCAGCTACTACTGGAATAGAAATCGTATTCACAGTTGGCGCACAAACCAGCGGAACTTGGACGATTTACAATGTCCAACTCGAAGCAGGATCAACCGCAACCGACTTTGAGCGCATGCCAATCGGTGCGGAGTTGGCATTGTGCCAGAGGTATTACGAAAAGGGAACATTTCATTCCGCTGGATATGCAACTGCTGGTGCTGGTGTTGGTGGATCTTTATATTTTAAATCAGAAAAAAGAGCAGCACCGACAATTGCATATACAAATACAATCACATCAAATGTTGGTGCTTCTACAACAAATCAGACAATAGCAGTAGATTCTGTTTCATTATATCGAATTGCTAGTGCTAGTTCTCCATACCAATATGAACAAACTTGGACTGCCGCAATAGAGCTATAAATATGTATAAGCAAACTAAAAAATTAGACGGAACAATAAATACTATTATTATCAGAGTTA